TCCAGACGAAATGAGAGAAGTTGGAGTATTTTTTAACGCAGCCCAAGATGCTCAAGCAATAAGTAAGATTCAAAAAAGTTTGATTCAAGCACTAAATGAAATGTCCTAGGTGCCTATATAAAACTGAAGTAGTTTCAGAATATTACGATTATAATATACAGGTATTGGTAAGAGATACATATTGTTCTAATTGTAAGAGTGTTCTAATAGAAAAATTTTACGAAGATAAAAGATATAATAGCGATTGGATAGACTTAAATGTCGGAAATAGAAAAGATTGACCAAAAGAATAACTTCATAAAAAGTTTTGAGTCATTAAGACCAGACTTGTTTTTTCCTGAAGAATGGGATCAGTCTCAAGTAGATAAGGCAACAGAATTAATTAGACCACAGAGAACTAAAAACGCCATGTTTTCTTCTATACCAATGAGTTGTCAGTCTAGCAAATGCGTCTACGCCTCAACATGTCCATTATACGCAGAGAATCTTGCCCCACATGGGAAGCCATGTCCAATAGAGATGTCTATGGTTTCTCAGTTCACTTCTGAATACATGCATCAATTGGATGTTAGTCCAGACAATTTAGTCGAAGTTTCTATGGTTAGAGACCTTGTGGATCAAGAAGTTCAATATCTTCGTAAAACAAAACTGCTTGCTAAAGAACATTTCATTCAAGAAAATATTGTTGGAATTGACCCTAATAGTGGTGAGCCAATTCTCAAAAAAGAATTGCACCTTGCAGTTGAATTAGAAGATCGTTTGCACAAGAGAAGAAAAGATCTTCGTAATCAATTACTGGCAACACGTGAAGCTAGAGCAAAAGTCGGACAAGTTCAACTTGATACTGCTCAAGCTATATCTGAAATAATTCAAAAAGTTAAAAATGTTGAAACGGAAAGAAATAAGATTCTTAGACAAAAACTTGGTACCTATGAGATCGATGATTACATTGTAGATTCTGAATCCTCGGGAGAAAAAGAAAGTGGCTAAGATACTACCAAGGCAGACTATACCAGAACAAGAAATAAATGCTGCTAGGCTATCAAGACGAAGCGGATCAATTCCGATAGTTCCTCAATCTAGTTTTATTACTCCACAAGATATAAATAGAATATATAACACAGAAGACTCAGATCCATTTATCTATGGCGTCGAAAGATACTTTACTTCACTAAGAAAAGTTACTAACACTTACATGGAAACGTTAGAAGATCCAGATAGTCTAAGTCTAAGTGGTCAAAGAATGTTACGGAGAATCTCCAACAGCTGAGTTACGATGGAGAAAAGGGTTAAAAGCCACAAGTGCGAGACTAGATCTAACTGATTTAAATTACAAGGCAAGACAACCTATTTATGAGATGTTTGCCCAAAACACTATAAATATGCCAGAGATAGTAGAACGATTGGGTACTCCGGGAATATCATTACCAACTTCAAGCCCATATAACACATTTGGTAGATACTTTATTGACCCTCAATTACAAGCAGGTCAACGGAATTCATCCAGCCCTAATGTCATTGATGAGAACTTCAGTTAACACTAGAATGACTGGTGGAAACTTAAGTGATGCAATTAGTATAGGAAAAACTCAATTACCATCTTTCCAAGAAGCATATGAAATGTATTCGCAAACAGCTAGATGGATAGCACCATTAGTCGATACCGATGGTAGACTAATTAATGCCGATGGTACGCTATTGGAAATTGGAGATAGGGTTGTAACTAATCCATTACAAAGAGGTCTTAACTTATACGGAGTTAGATTGCCGGGCCAATCAATTAGACAGGGTATAGAATCATCTACTGCAGAACAAGCAATGGCTGGTGTTTCTAGTCACGAAGAACTGATTAGAAAAATGGGGATGTATGACATATTGCCTGGTCAAGAATATAATATTTATACATTAGACATTGAAACTACAGGACTTCATCCATTATCTCAAACAAGAGAAATTTCTGTATTGCATAGAAAAGCAATAACCGATATCCACGGAAATACTACATATACTCAAGATATAGATCCTTCTAATGTTACAACTTTTAATATCAAAACAAACAAAATGGATGCCGGAGCAACTTACGAAACAGTAGGTGGAGTAGAAAGACCAGTTCCTTTATCAGAAACCGCTTTTATGCAATCCGAAGCAAGAGAAATGGTAGATCATGTTGACGAATTTGGCACTGTTACAAAAAAATTAAAAAATCCAATATACAGTTTCTTAGAAGAAGGTGGAGATGACGCAGAAACTGCAATTAGAGAAGCTTTTACAATGATAATGGGTAAAGGCGAAAATGCAAATGGTCTTCCAACTAGATTTTCTCTTCATAACAACAGTTTTGACATTGACTTTATGGTAAGAAACGTATTACCCATGGCTAAAAATCCAGAAACAATAAAAGTTCTTAGAGAGTTTGCAGAGAGAAGAGCTAACGATCCACATTTTGTTGTTGATACATTACATAGCGTTACTGTAACAATGATGAAACAAGTAAATGATCAAAAAAATATACTTGAAAGAGTTGGTGGAGTAAATCAAGAACATGTAAATAAGTTTTTAACAAATTCCCTTATAGATAGATCTCTAATGGAAAAAGCTGAATTTACAGGGCAAGGTGCTACTGTTAGTTCTGTAGAAAATACTATTTTAAATACAAATCTATTATCAATCATAGAAGAAGATGCGATTAATAATCCAAGTCTTTTAAAAGCTCTAGAAAAAGGTACGCACACAGGTAAAGTGGACGTAGTAATGCAGGGCTATATAGAAAAAGCAATAGTAGAAGATAGATTAAGAATTCAAAGAACCTTAACAGAAGAACAAGTTATAAACATGGTTAAATCTGCAGGGTTAGACGAAGAACTTGGTCGTCAAGCATTTAGGGGATTAGACGAAGCGGGTTTTGTTAGAAAAAAAGGTTTCAGTGCATTTGAGCAACATTTTAGAAGAAAAGCAACTAGAAGTAGTGCGCTTACTTTGACTACTAATGTTAAAGACGTAAATCTATTAAGTGAAACTGGCTATAAATATTTAGCAGATACTGAAGAGGGAATTAGAAGAGTATCGCTTGATTTAGAAGGAAGCATAGCCCAAGATCAAATGAGAGCATTAGGTCTCTCTGAAGATGATATCTCTAGGTTTGGAGATGATTTTCAGGGAAGATTAAGATTTGGTAAAGATAAGTTTTATATAACTAATCTTCCAGAAGGAACTACTCTTCCATCTGATTTTCAAACAAAAGCTCGATCACTTATAAGAGACACTTTAGCGAATGCAAGAACAGGACTAGAAGAAGATCTCATAGAAATTGCACCTGGTATTGCTCCAATAAAAACTAACATGGCTAACAACATGCTGGATATAAGAATGACCAACATGGAGCATACTGAATTAACACAAATGAGCGCAGCAAGACAAGCTAGAAACTTACCTGGGCTACCATTTAATCCAAATACTGATCAAGATCAATTAATAGAATCTCTTACTCACACTTCTACGAATTATAGAGAAGCAGGAATACCTCTTTCAAAGACAGTTCATTATGGAGACATACTAGAAGATGGTACGGAAAGAATTTCTCACTATGCGCAAAGAATGCAAGAGCTAGGTTTGCCCTATGCTGATATATCTCCAGTTTCTAGAGTTTCTGCGGTAGAAACTTCAAGGGCAACTTCCGACATTGGAGCAACACTATTTAGGCAACATGCTGGAAAGATATCCGGAGAAGAAGCAAGAACTGCTAGAAATATAGCAGAACACATTGAACTGTTAGAGGAATTTGGACAAACATACGCTGTTGGACAAGGAAGAGAACTTGAATTTGGAATGATAGAGGAAACAACATTTAATAAAAAACCTTATTCAAGAATTCCATTAGAAGGTGTTGAAAAATCTGGTTCAAACTTTATTATTCCATCTAATATTTTAGGGAAACTAGAAGTAGATCAAATTGATAATTTAGGTGAAAAAACTGGAAAAAGAATTCTTATTGGTAGTCCAGAATATCTAGAACAGGCAAATCATACTGTTCACTATTCCCTTCCTAGTGGTCCTCAAAATGAGAATGTTGTTAACTTAAGATTCAATCATGGTTTTTCACAAATAGAAGATGAGGCAGTAGCGGAATCGCAAGATCTAGTTAGGCAAGCCCTTAGGCATATTACAACAGATATACCAATTGAAAATGACATGTCAATTCATCCTATTAATCAAATTACTGAAAGCATAAAAGCTTCTGGTATAGATGTAAATAGTAAACAGGTTAGTCAGATGGTGACAGGAGGTGACGACCTAGTCATACCACAGGGTGCAAGAGGAGCTTACGAATCAATAGTAGAACAACTTGGCAGAACCTTAAGAGAAAGAGGAATCATAAGCTTTACCGTAAAGGGAGAAGCAGGAGGAAGATTAAAGCAAGCGTTACAACACACTATGCCAGAAATATTCTTTGGACAAAACACTGACGTAGAAGCAATGAAGAACCCAATGAGAATTAATCAAGTTTTTGGTGGAGAAGACATGCTAGGAGTAGCATTGTCACCAATGAGAAACCAAGAGGCAGCGGTTGGAGTAGAAGCATTAGAAAGAATTGGATTAGAAGCAGTAGAAGGCGCGTCTGGTGCAGAAAGAGCTGCTCAATTAGCTGGTCGTGCAGCAGACGAGGAAGCGATAAGAGGACTTGGAGCAACTGCTAATGTATTAGCAGACGATTCTAAATTAGTATCAAACTTAAGAATTAGTAAGGCTAAAGAAATAGGTGATAAGTTTCAACCATTTGCCATTAGGGCTAAACAAATGTATGGGGACAATAGAGGTAAAGTGGCAATTGGAGCAGCAGTAATTGGTACTGCATTAATTGCAAGACATTTCTCTAAAAAACATAGAGAAAATCAGCAATATGAAAGTACTATGATGATGTCTGAGCCAGAACAGGGTCAAAGACCATATGGTGCACAAGAGGCGTTGTTAGCCCCTAAGGCTCCACAGTCGAACTCAGACCCACTGGCAACAGCTGGAGTTGTTGGTAATTTAGATCGCAGAAAAGTAGGGCATACAAATATGAGTCCACAAAAAAACGCCCATTTATTTAGAGGATAAAACAGATGCCATCATTTGGAAACATCTTAAACAGAGTTGGACAAGAGGTAAGATCCAGTAGAGCTGCAGGATACTTTAGTCAAGAGACGGCACGTGTAGGAGGTTTCTTTAATAGGGTAGGAAATTCTGCATCTTCTCGTGCTAGTGCGGTTGCACAAGGGGCAGGGCAGTATGCTAATAACGCTTCACCTTTAACTAGGGGAGCAAGTGCAGTAGCATCAAAGGCACCGGGTGTGGGTAAAAGTTTATATAAAGCAGCTACATCTTCATTTGGTACAAAGGCAATAATTGGAGGAGCAGCAGCAGTAGGAATGTACAACGTTGCAGCTCGTCCAGCAATGGACGCAGCAATGGACGTTGCGTTTGACAACCCAGACGCTGATAAAGAATTTACAGGTGGAAAATTAAGTCCATTAATTTTTGGTGGCGGAGCAATTGGTGGAGCTGCAAGTGGAGCAAAGCTTTTAAGCCCACAGTACGCAGATGATTATGCAATTCCATTGAATCCAGGAGCAGGTGTAACTGCTGGTGCAGCAATAGGAGCTGGAATTGGTGGACTAATTACTAGAAGCGCAAAAGGTGCAGCTGTAGGTGGGTTAATGGGTGGTGGAGCAGCTACAGCCGGATATGTTAGAACAGGGAAACACAGAGGCGACAAAGCTATTAAGACTGCATATAGTGGAAGTAGAAGACTAGATCCTAACACCTTAGAACACAATTGGGACCAAGGTCCATCGGACCCAAGAGAAGCTTATCGTAATTCTTCTGGAAGAATATCTCAACAAATGAATAGTTCTGGAGACATAGTTCTCGGAATGCACAACTTGAGAAGAGGATAGAATGATAGGCGACCAGAATACAAAAATGGTAGCAGCTCAAGAAGCAGCAGCAATAGGTGGATTCCCCGGTGCAATGACGCAAGCTATGTCTATGCTTCCAACGCCTATGGCAATGGCTGGGTTTAATAACTTTCGCTATCAACAAACAATGCTTAAAGGTGGCTTTTATGACGACAAGCTCACCAGTAGGGGTAAATTTGGAACAGCAATAGGTAGAGATAAGTTTAGAATATATAAAGATGCAGGCTCTATGAAGCCTACTGATCTTTCGCATAGATCTTTTGCTTTTGGTTCAAAGTTTGGAAAAGAAACAACAAGAGGCAGCAGAATGCTTGCCAGATCAGCAGAAGGAGTCCGTGGAACACCTGGCATGGCTGGTGGTTTTAGGGCGAACTATGCCAATCCATTGCACATGCTTTCAGGAAGAATGCACAGTACTTCAGTATTTAGCGCTGGAGCTCATTCTAACTTTTACGCACCTGTTCAAGGTGGGTTTATGTCTACGACTGGAAACGCAATAGTCAATGGAAGTAGAGCTGTAAATAGGTTTGCTAGAGGCGGATCATTAAGAAAGCCTGCGGGAGAAGCACCAGGTAATTATTTCAACGGAGGAATGATAGGTAGACTTGGTGCTGTAGCAAGAGCTGAAAAGATGTCACCTCGTAAATTGACAAAAATGGATAGAAATTTATCTAGAGTCATGGTTCAAAACAATGCATCTTTGGGCAGTGTCATAAAAGCTAATGGCTCTATAAGTGCAGCTAGACTGGGAGCAGACACTGGTCATTTGATCGGAATGGGTGGATCAACTCCAGCGGAAAGAATTGCAGTTGGAAGGTCTATGGCGACAAGTAACACTGGTCAAATTGGAGCCTATAGATCTTTAATGGGCATGGAAGGCGCAGCACCAGTAACAAATGGTATGAGACGTTATGCCACAACTGAAGGAATGACAGGAAAGTATACAAAATCATTTACTCAAAATCTTTTGACCTCTGGTGGTGGAATAGAGATGAGAACGTTGAATGGCACAGTTGGTAGAACAGCAGCTTTTGGTGTTGAAAATATTGCCATGACAGAAGCAGCTGAAAAGATGATTAGGCCTTTAGCTGGGGCCTTGGAAGCTAATCCGGCTTTAATGAATAGGGCTCTTGGCAGAGGAGTAACTGGAGGCACCCATCTAGCATCTTCACTTGCTCCTGAAATGGTCTCTGCAAGAGCAGGATTAATGGCTACTCAGATATCAGATCAAGGTATAATAAAGACCCTTGGAGTTAAGGGCGCAGCACAGGCTGCAAAAGCTGGAGGTGCAAGAGTTGGAATGGCAGTTGCTGGTGAGGCATTATTAGCTGCTATTCCTGGAGTGAACCTTGTGTTTGCAGCAGATTTAGCGTATAATTTAGCTAAACTAGCTGGTGCCGGCGTTAAAGCTGGTATAAATTTTGGAAAAGATGGAATGAAGTCTATGACTGGAACTATGAATAATGGTTTATTTGGTGCAGGTTATAAAGATAACGAAGTAGCAGCTACATCCAGGGCAAGAGGTGTATCTGCCATTCAGAACAGTAGACTAAACGCAAGGTCTCTTTTGGGTTCAGAAGGTGCAATGATGCACGCCCACTTTGGATAAATATGTCAAATACAACTACTAGATTTAGAGAAAAATTAGAGAATCTTTCAAGAGAAGATTTACTTGAAATTATTCAAGAGCAAAACCCTGAAACAATTAAACAAATAAAAAGAATTGAATGGGTATTTGAAAACAAATTAAGCCATCTTGCTTGGAATGATGGAACTCCAGTAACAGAGAGACCTTTAACTATAAAAGAACTTGCCCTGTTAGTTGATGAGCCTTTTGAAATAGATAGAGAATTATTAGATATTGGTGTTTCCGCAGAACAACAAAGGCAGATACACATAGCTAAAGACCCATGCAGATGGGCAAAGCATTTCCTGAATGCTGAGACCAGAGTTTATCAAACGCTAATATTAAGAGATCCAGGACTAAGAAAGGTACTTAGAGCAGGTCGTCGTTTAGGTAAGACTTTTAGTATGGCTATTTACTTGCTTCATTATAGC